ACCGCCAATAATAATCTTGGCTCCAGCAGCAAAGCCGTGATTAGCGGCAGTAATAGTTGCCGTAGTGCTTCCGTTTGAACGGCTAACAGCAGTAATGTTGCGACTGTTATTGTCAACTACTGACGTAGTAAACTGTTGGGCTACTGCTACGCTTCCACGTTGCGGCAAAAGTACAGCGCCAAAAGTATCTTCCCAATAATCTCCAGTAAAATTGATAGTAGTGCTGAAAGGGAAGTTTTGGTAAGCACTTAACTCACCACCTTCAGTAATCCATGCCACAGGTTTATCACCATAAGTAGTCATGTCAATGTGAGCACGCTGTGGGAAAGAACGGTCATCCACTTCTTGTGGCTTATAAACAGGTACATAACGACCCGTTGTTTTGGAGATACGTCGGAGACTGTACACATCAATGTTGTACAAACCAATACCCAAGTTGTAACACAAGTCACGGTATTGGGCTTGACGAGCCTGAACCATGTCCATCAACTGACGGTAACGTTCAGAACGTGGGATGCTTACGCCATCAGGCGCTGCAATGTCAATGTCAAACGAAGCATCAGTAGCAAGAGTGTAAAGCGCCAAAGTTACAGCGTAAATGGCTACAGGGTATTCTTCTACAGCAGACAAAGTGTCTATTGTGGTTTTTCTACCCACAGAATCTACGTGCCCAGAAGAGTGTTGCGCTACTGCATCAGTAACCAAAGAAGTTAACTCAACATCGCTAAAATAGCGGTAATAAGTTCCACTAACAGTAATAACTACTTGGTCAGCAGGAATAGCGACCAAAGTTAAATAGCCAGTAGATTCCTCTACAAAAGAAGTAGAAGTAACATCAGTGCTTCCCACAAGTACATGAACACTTGCTGCATCAACAGGAGAATAATCAAGTTTAAAACGATTCGTCGTTCCATCAGAAATAATCTGGGATACAAAAGAGCGACCGTTGTCGCCAAGTTCTACACGAACACGACTGACGAGGCTTGAGGTAGTAGCCATAATTCCTCCGAAATCTTCTCTTCTATGGTCTCTTATCTGTTACGGAAAAACAGGGTAAAAGAAAGCCCATCCTGCTGGTGAGGAGGGCGGGACCAGCAGGATGGGCAACTTAAGGGAGAGTTACTGTCTCCAGATGTAACCGAGGCTCTCAAGATAGTTAGCAAGGTCAACTGGTACCGAGTACTTGACTCCAGCCTTAAAGGTGTACAAGTTACCTACACCATAAGTCATGTCTTCAATGTCCTGGTGGGTACGAATAACCACCTTGTCATTGTTCACTGAAACTCCGACTTCCTCAATCTCGTCAATAAGAATTGGGGCGTCTGGCTTCTTAGGGTCAAAGACTGCTGTTTCTAGCAGTTCCTGCTCTGCTGCACGAGACAATGAAATCTCGTCCTTGCGCTTGGCAAGTTCATCAGCATTGTGCTTGGCAGCGTTTTCAACTGCACGTCCTGTTGCGTCCATTGGACTGGTTGGGGTATTTGCCACGATGTTTTCTTCCTGTTAGTTATTTATTTGTTTGTGTTGGGGGGGGCTGGTGAACCAGCCCCCCCTTCACGAAGTGCGGCTATTAGTTGGTGTAAACCTTGTTGATAGCCTGGTCGGTGATGATGCCGAGACCCCAGATGGCGTACCATGCAAGAGCGTGCTCACGACCAAAGTCAAGAACACCACCGTCACGGAGTTCAACTGGGAGGGCGATTGCGTGACCAAAAGCGTTGTCACCAATCATGATTGACTCATAGACGTCAGCGGCAGGAGTGGTACCAGAAGTACCAGCGGTCGAACCAGCGTCAGAAGCCTCAGGGTTACCACCACCACCTGGGTAGGTGTTAGCAGTTACAGGGACAGCAATCTGTGATGCAGGAGCACCAACGTTTGCAGTCTGGCTGTACAGTGTGCTCTGTGCGAGCAACTTAACCTGAGTGGTCTCGATGAACACGGTGTCGTATAGACGACCGATTTCACCAAGCATGAAGTTACCTGGGGCAGCGTACTTGGTTACTTCAATGAACTCTGGGTTCGAGCGAAGGTCACGAGACTGCTTAGGGTGGATGAACATGACATAGGTCTCACCGATGCGTGGAATGTTTTTCTGTGCAAGGGTTAGAGCCGAGTCCTTGATGGCACCAGTGGTCAACTTGTAGTTACCAGTCAACGATGCAAGCGAAGTACCAACGGTACCTTCTGCATAGGTGTTGAAGGTGGTAGACGACGATAGACCTGAGCGGTCGTAACCAAAGGTTGCTGAAGTAGCAGCCGATAGAGTGTTACGAGCCTGGGTGTCAAGGTACTGTGCCATGTGACGACCAAGTAGACGTGAAGCCGATGCCATGATGTCGTCGAACGAAGCGTTCAGTAGCAGTTCTGAAACTGCAACTGCGTAGCCGTGCTCTGCAACGGTGATAGCAATCTGCTCTGCGGTCAGAGCGTTGGTGGTTAGACGAACACCTTCAACTAGTGGAGTTGGGTCCACGCTGAAGTTCTTGTAACGAAGGAAGTTAACACGTAGACCAGGAGCAACACCAAGTTCAGTCTTCTTAACAGCGAACTGCTCGAAGCGTAGAATAGGCATAGCCTGGAATAGGATTTCCTTCGACCAGATGGTCTGGATAGCCTGGGACAACTGTGAGTTGCTACCCGAGTAGGCTGTTGGGGCACCAGCAAGTTGGCTGGAACCAGTAATAGCAGAACCTGCCATTAGGTATCTCCTTTCAAGAGATGATTAGGGTTAGTAGTTTCCGAAGAGACCCTGACCTCGGTTGCTGCCAGCCGTACCTAGAAGTCTGGAACGGTTTTTTGCATAGTCAGCCTGAGACATGTTTTGGATGGCTTCAGGCGTAAATGCTTGCGACGAATCGGAATCAAGGGGTCCAGAGGCAGGTGCAGTGATGCGTGCACCAACCATTTCTTTGCGAGTCTGCTGAGACGCAGCCTGTACAGACTCTACAATTTGAGCGGTCTTTTCTTTGAGCCTAAGGATGCTCTGCTCAATGGCGTCCTTAGAGTCGCCCGCAATCATGTCAACCAGTTCAGGCATGATGTTTGCCCGCTCTGCTTCAACACGCTGTTGACGATACTGCTGAAGTTCCTGGAACTCACGCTCACGCTCAAGAAGTGCAAATGCCTTCTCACGCTCTGAACGCTCCTGCTCAATCTGAGCCTGGAACTCCTGCTCTTTTTTAGCAAGAAGTTCACGAAGTTCGAGTGAAGACTCTTCCTCCGCTTTCTTTTGCTTGGCTAGTTCTGCGTCACGTGCAGCACGCTGTGCCTTACGCTCGGCTTCCTTAGCCTCTCGCTCTGACTCCTTCTGGCGAAGAAGGGCGATTTCCTCCTGCAACTTTTCGACCTGAGGATACAACTTAGCCTTCTCCTGAGCACGTGCTTTTTGAATTGCTTCAATGACATTCTCAGTGTTAGGTAGTGCTGTGTCCTCAGCAAGTGCGTCTGCTGAAGGGGTGTCGATAGTAGGCGTACCTACCTCTGTGTTTTCATCCATAAGGATTCTCTTCTCATTCTCAGGGTCGTTTTCCGAATTAATACCACATGACCGTAACTGTTATTACGAATCAAGTTAACGGCAACAAAGTATTATTTGTCAGCCTTAACTTAATTTTTTTTATTCTTTGTCAACTGTTCTGCGACTTGGGGGTTTTTGCCCAAATGCATCATTCAACAAATTCTGTCTGACGTTTGCTTCAGCCTCAAGGTTCTGCTGCTGCACGGCAGGGTCAACACCCTTACCAACCTCAGGACCAATCTGACCGTCACCAAGCACATCACCATCACCCATCATCATTGGGTCCATAGGAGTAGCCGTACCATCAGGTCCAGCCATAAAGCCTGTAAGGTCAATAATCTGTTTCTGAATCTGTACCTTAATAAGGTTGAGAGCACCTTCGGCTTCAGCATCATCAACAAGTTCTGCACGAATCTCTTGGAGTTTTTCTTCAGGGAACTCTTCACCAAGTGCACGAAGTGCACCTTCCTTTGACTCCAGACCCATAGACATTAACTGCTGAAGTTCGTTCAACAAAACAATTCGGTCTAGAGGTAGTGGTGGATTGAAGTGTGCGTAGTTAACGTAAGTTAGCGGGTCGTTTGGGTCCAACTGGTCTAACTGGTCTTCACCAATAGGACCATCAGTATCAGGGTTGTATCTAAAAGTCTCTGGTTCTTTGACCGCAAGGTTAAGAAGAACAAGTTCGTTAATGCGCTCAAGACCTTTGCCGTACACAGAAATTTTTTGTGAATAACGGTTCATCAATGGCTGGTATTGAATGGACAGTGCAACACCAGAAGTATTAGAAATGCCCTGTACTTGACCCAAAGCAGTTTCTGGAATGTTCATAAGTTCGTGCATTGAACGTTTCAAAGTATCCAAATACTGAAGAGCACCTTGAATACCTGCAGCGCCACCCTCAAGGTTAAATACTTGAGAATCCTTAGGCAGACCAGCCCAAACCTTCTTTGCACCTTTTTCAAGGTTAGAAGCCTTAGCACCAATAACAATGGTCACAGGAGCAGCATGATAGTTAATAATGTCTGCGATGTCGGTAGAAATTTCGTTGTACGAACGGTTCACAGTAATAATGTCGTGAGCGTCTGACAGACCCCAAGGCGAACCTGACACAGGAACATTAGGTATGTGAACTACAGGAATCATACCCAACGGGTTAACTCGAGAGTCAATCAGTTCATCGTTTACATACTCTTCGATAACATCATCAGTAAGGATTTCAGTGTAAGTAAAAACTTGACGAGTACCTTCAAGAGATGTTCCCCAGAAACGGTACTTTTGCTTAAATCTGAGCAAACGAGTTCTGTCATGTGGGTGAAACTCTGGAAAAGCAAACGCTGGGTTTAGCGGAAGAATACGTACACGACCTGGGTGCAGTCTGCCAATACCATCTTCCCAAGCCTCTTCGTAAGCAACTTTGACAAAACAGTCACCAGTAATGCCACCAGTTTGCGCCATCTCAAGAAGGACACGCTCTTTGTCATTGTCAATCTCCCAAACTCTTTCAAGTCTGTTAGGAACAATAGCGCCAGTTGCTTTAGGGCTGCGGAAATGGACGCCAGGTCCAAAAGTAAAACGAGCAAGATAGTCAAGAAATGCTCTGTAATAGTTGAGCGAAATCTGCATTTCGCCCTGCTCACGACGGTAACCCCAGTGGTGACCAAGATACATAGCCCAGTTAAGGCTGTATCTGTTTAGGCGAGGACCATGGACCTCAAACTCTTCATCAGCAAGTTCCACCAAACCAAGTGGTGAAATGGAGATTGTAAGGTCAGAAGAAGCCGCACGATAACTCGGCGGAGAAAAGTCCATAAAAGACATTTAGTTACTTCTCCTCATGTTTGCCCTTACCCTCATGTTTTCTCTTAGCAATCTGCTCTTGACGTTCTTTTAGTTTACGTTCAAACGCAGCCTTCGCCATTTTACGGCGATGAGTGTGCTCTGTACTATCTTCAAACTTACCACCAAGTTCAATGTAATGCTGGTGAACCCAAGCACTCGCTCCAGGCGATGGGTAAGTGTTGTACTTGGTTTTTGCTTGAAAAACAACCATCGTCCAGAGTTTCAAGTTTGTTGGTTTTTCAGCCATAAGAAACTCCTTGGTAGTTGAAAGTCACCCTGCCCTGTGGAAGAAGGGCAGGGTAACCATCAAACTTTATTAGTCGTTGACGACTGTTGGGTTCATACGCATTGTGCGTCCACCCGAAACAATCTTGGTTTCAATAACCTGCTCTGAGTTCTGTGAAAAAGAACCCTGTGCAAACTCGCCAAGGAATGTTGGTGCTTCAATCCATGCAGCCGAGCCAACGTGGGCACGCTCTGCTAGGGTTTCAGCGGCTGGCTTCTGCCATACTGGTGCGTTGCGGTTTGGGCGACCAGGAGCGGCAGCAAAGCCGTTCATGATGCCTGTCTCAAAGTCCGAAGGAACGTCAGTGTCAGTAGCGACACCTTCTTCGAAACGTAGTGGACCACGACGCTCGGCGTTGTCCGCCAACTTGCGTTCGTAAATCTGAGGCGAACGCTCAGGGAACTGTGGTGCTGGGGCGATACCCATGGGTACTCCTTAAGGGTTGGAATGGAAAACTCGAGTATTTCCAATACTAAGTTTCTCTATTTCTCAGAAAAATGTCTTGCTAAAAGAAAACATTTCCGCTCACCTCAACAGATGGCATAATCATCTCACGAGTAAGGTCACAAGCGATGGCTAAAGAGTCAACAAAGTCATCATGTGCATACGCTTCTTTTGGAGCAGCAACCATAAAGTTTGGACCTTTAAACTGCACCTCAGCATCAGTCATTTGTTGGTAGAACCTTTTCCACACATTCAGGCGACGAGTTTTAGCGTGAGCAGGAAAACTTAAAGCATCACGCTGAATGAGTGCTTGTAAGTGCTTAAATCTCCGTGACTGCTCCGACTGGCTAGAAGTCAAAGGGATAACTTCTGTGCGAGGCATCAATACTTTAAGGCGTTGGGCTACTGCATCACCAACACCGTTTCCGTCTACTCCCAAAGCAAGCACATCATAATTGCTAAGAAAGTTAACAATCTGAAAGTATTGTTCTTCCCAGTCATCGCCCTGAATTTCAAGCCAGTTAAGGATACGGTGGTCAAAATACCCAAACTCATCGGGTCTATCCCAGTCAACCCACACCACTGTAACAACAGTAGAGTCAGTTTTACGGGCAGGGTCAATGCCTACAACTACAGGAGTTTGATGCCACATCTTTACAAGTTCTTGCGAAGTATCACCAAGTTCATCCATTTTTGTAGATGTAACAAACATGCCTCGCTCCAACAGCCACTTACAGTTGTAAGACATTTGAAACTCATCAGAATCTTCGCCAATGCGAAGCATTTCTTTACGAATGTGTTTTTCGTAGTTTCCGTTAACTTTTGCTACGTCACGCCAATCCCATTGGAAATGATTTTGTTTAGATTTACGCCCAGTTTGGCGACGCTTGTTGAACTGGATAGCCTTATAAAAGTTGTTTTTAGAAGTAGTCGGTGTCCCAGTTTTAACCATAGTTCCAGCGTAATACGCCATCATTGGCGCAATAGATTTGTCCACTACATAGTCATCTGCTTCTTGACACTCATCAATGACAATAAGATGAAACGATTTAGATTCAATCTTGGCTCGTGGGTTAGCGGTCATCATGGTAATGGTAGAGCCAGAATTTTTTAGTTTAATTTGACGAGTTACACCACCAATACGAATGGCAGAGTCGTCAATTTCGGCATCACCCAAAATAGCATTTGCTTGCTCAGAAGTAAGGCGGTTGACGGTTCGCCCAAACAAAGTTTCAGCCTGACCTTCAGTAGGAGCAAACAACCCTACCCAAATACCTTCTTTAAATCTTCCAAGAAGGTCAGGGTATCTTTTTGCCAAAATAGGCAACAACACCATAAGCGTGGCTACTGTGTCAGCAATAGTTTCAGATTTCCCTGACTGACGAGAAGCCAACGCTGTAATCTCAGAACCATCATTAATGATTACTGATTCCATGATTCTACGAGCCAAAGGCTTTTGATACGGGTGCAAATCGTGACCCACCAATGCCACCAAGAAAATCATCATCTTATCAACCAACTTATTAACAAACTCTTGAGTAAGTTGGTCAACCTCAACATCTAAACTTGAAAGGTCTTCTTCTTCAGTGTCATGCTCTTCGAGATAAAAATTAGGGTCAATTTCCTCAAATTTATCTTCAAACTCTTCACTCATGATTCCATCCGTTTAATAAGTTCGTCAGTAATCGCCAATAAGGCTTCAGCACCCATACGAGCCTCGTACAAGGCGTCAAGAGACTTATCCCGCTGGTGATGAGTAATGCCTTTGCCAATCACGTATAAAGCGTTCTCTGACCAAGAGATTAAATCACCAGTCCCAATTTTCGAGACTCGTTTCTGAATCTTGGTTTGGGGCTGGTTGCCACCCTTTATCTTTGTCAAAATCTTCATCTTGTAATACCCGTCCTTGCATAGCGTTATTGAGTGCCGTTTCTTCATCAGGTTGTGAACCAGTCCACTTACCTATAACTAGCGTCCTATAAAAGGGTAGTCGAATCATGTAAGGTTTCGCTATGCGAAATGGTGGGGCTATTTCTTGAGATGACCCTCTAACAATAACTTTAAACCCCCATTTAGCAGGATAACGAAAGTATTGGATAAAGTATTGTTTTCCGATGTTGTGGACCTTTGGCATTAACCCTAACTTGCTTTCTTGTATGGATTTCTTCCTGCGCTGCGACTTGGATTAGTTCCGCCACGAGTTTGAGAAATGTCTTTCTTAAGTCTATTAGGAACATTCATAGAAGGTCTGCGTTGTTTCGGACTATCTTCCAAACCGTAATAGTTAGCGGTTCTTGGTTTAGTTTTATAAACTTTTTGGATAGTGCGACCCTTTTTGGGCTTAGTTTTAATCTGAGCACTTCTAGCAACACGATAAAGGGCTTCACGAATCTGAGGGCTAACATTGTTCATGTCCCCAGCATTTCCACGAGGTTTATTGATAAACAACCCATCAGAAGCCTGATTTTTGTTTTTTCGGTTTAACCAAGGCTTACCTTTGGAATACGAAGCATGGAACGCTTCCCATTCAGTAGGTGAAACTTTGTAATAGTTGTAAAAAGTTCCGTCACGGAAAACAACAGTCATAGTTCCATTAGCAGGATTAGATGGGTCAGGGGTGTAACCTGCGGCTACTGTACGAGGCTTTTCATAGTTAGTGGAAGATGTTGGAACTTCCCATTCCACAAACAGCGAAACATCTCCATTAACTGCATTATTTAACTGTCTTTGAGTAACAGTTTGAGCGTCCTCATAATAGTTGCCATTTACTTTGTAATAATCGCCAGCGTTCATCATTCCAGCGTCAGTATCGCCAGAATTCACTTGGTCTTGGTAAATGCGATTGACCTGCTTGCCATACAAGAAACGGCGGTCAACATTTAACTCGCTGGCAGCGCTACTAGCATTACCACGAGTTAGGCTATCAAAAGTTTCGGAGGTACTCTCCAAAAATGGTTTCAGGAGTGCCGAAAGTTCTTGGCGGGAAGGGTAGTTCCCACCGCTCGGCACTCCTGAATTAGCCATTTTTATTAGGCGATGTAGGTCAACGTAATGCTTGCTGCTTCACCAATAGTTCCAGCACCTGGAGCAACGCTCTGAGTGTAAACGTACTGGCTCTTAGCCGATGCGTAAACAGTACCTGCAGCCTGTGGAATCGACACGATAGTTGCGACACCAGCCTGTGTTGCGGTAGCAGTTCCATTTACGTTCGAAGTGATAGTGAAGTTAGAACCTGAAGTTGTTGCAACAACACCAGTGATGTTTAGCGAAGCACCAGTCGTAGCAACCAAACCAGTAATCTGAACAGTGACACCAGCAGTTGGGTTCATTGTCGAAGTAAAGGTTGCGGTTGTTCCGTCACCAGAAGCAGCAGTAACAGTTCCTGCAGTTGGCAGGGTGTAGCCTGATGGCTTTGCAATGGTGAAGGTGTTGGTGGTTACAGCCGTAATCTGAGTCTGGCTTGCAAGGTTTGATGTAACTGCGTTGCTAACACCAGAGGTGGTAGTTCCGTTAACAGTTACATAGTCATTAACAGCAAAACCGTGACCTGCAGCAGTGAATACTAGCGGGTCAGCCTTAGGGTTAACTGCGGTAACAGTCTTAACCTTACCCAAAGCAAGTGCCTGAACCGAGGTTGATGGACCAATTGCGTAGACAGTACCAGTGGTGTCAGCCTTCGAAGTGATGGTCTGTGCAAGAGCATAGGTCACCGAAACGTTAGCCACAACCGAAACAACAGTTGTCTGATAAGCGACAAAGTTTGTGTCGGTAGTTCCAGCAACCCAAATACGGTCACCTTCAAGAACAGCGTGGGTACCAATAGTGACAGTTGCGTTTGTACCATCAGCAGCAACGTTGGTGATTCCATACTTGCGAGAAGTCACACCTTCGACGATACCAGTGTCAGCAGCAGACGCAATAAGCGAACCAGAACTACGGGTAAAGGTAAAGGTGGTGGTTGTCGGAACAGTAGCGACTACACCAACAAGACCGTCAAGAGCAGTTGCAGTTGCAACACCCTTGAGGCTGATGATTTCACCAGCAACATAGCCGTGTGGCAGTGCGGTGGTAATAGTTACAGTCGAGATGTTCGATGCAGCAGCAGTTGCAGCAACGTTGGTAATCTGTGCTAGACGGCTACCAGTAACCATTGCCGAACCAGTACCGCTTGAAAGTGCAGTAGTACCGTTTGAACGAACAGTGAAAGTGTTGGTTGCAACGTTGGTAATAACAAAAGTTCCGTTTAGGTCAGCAGCAGTTGATGTAAATCCAAACAGCGAAACAACGTCACCAACCTGGAAACCGTGGTTGTTAGCGGTAAGAGTTGCACCTGAGGTAGAAACGGTACGAGCAACCGAAGTTACACCAATAGCGCCGTTAACGTTAGTTGCAGCCGAAGGAGTGCCATAACCAGCAGCAAGGTAACCTGCGTCCTTTAGGGCGTCCTGTGCGTCGCTTAGACGCTGACCAACTACGCTTGGTACAACAACGTAAGGGGTGTAAGTGTAGGCAGAACCAGTGAACTTACCCTTGTCGCCACCTGTGAATAGTGGGTAGTTGTTCCAACCGCCGAGAATCATGGCGTGTGGGTTCTTCGACGAAGCAGCCGAAGTAGACAAACGACCGTTTGAAGCACCAGGAGTAGCGTTTGGGGCTACGTCTGGACGCAAATCGTTTGGCTGCATAGGGAGGTTTCCCCATACAAAGTCAACAACGGGGTTACCCGAACTGTCAACCAAGTGGTTGTTGTTATTAAGAGCCATGCTCAATCTTCTTTCTCACATAAGTGACTTGATGTTTCGTCCCCGTAAAGGATTTCGCCACAGTCCCGACAACGGAACATGCGGACATCGTCTAGTGCTTCGTGCAAAGAGTCCAAATTATTGTGCGTGTACGACCGAGGATTCTGTGCGAGAACCTCGGGCGGAAACGGTCCCAAGGGACGGGTGTAACCATGCGGGACAAGGTGTCCCTGCACAGCATCTTTCCGAATAACAGGCATTACTCTGTTACCGAATCAACTACCGTATCTGTAGTTGAATCTTCTGTTACCTTCTTCTTAGAAGACTTAACAACAGTTTCTTCGACTACAGGGGTCTGTAGCGGAATTTGACCAGCGTCACGTCTCGAAAGCAAAAACTTTGGAAGGCAATCATCGCAATAATTTTGCTTGATTTCTTCATTGATTTGATAAGTGTACAATGCTTCGTTTGTACAGTTAGCGCAAACTACCATTTATTTTTCCTATTCGTTTAGCGAGGGGATGCTGGCAGACGGGTTTTTGCCACCACCAACTATTTTGCGGTGAATGTCTTCGGCAGTCCTAGGGCTTTTTCCACGCTTAACTTTGTCACTAGCCGAATCAAACTTACGATTAGCGTTAGCAGTTGCACGCTTAATGCCATTCTCAGGCTTTTCACTTTCAATTGCCTTTGGTTCAATTTTAAAAACGTTTGGGTGGTCAGCCAAAGATTCGTGTTTTTCGCCGCCGCTAAGTTCGTGCTGTGGTCCACGACCAGTAACAGCGCTTTGTGCTTTACGCCCAGTCAGAGCGCCCTGGCGAGCGTTCTCATAGTGGTTACGAGTTTCTGTACGGAAACCTGCAGCATCGTGCGAATCACCCTTTTCAGCGGGTTTGCTTCCACCTTTAGTAAACTTGGTAATGTGCTGACCACGTTCATTTACGTTGTGGCTAATTTCAGTTCCCTCAGCAGCCATGCTGTGAACCTGATTAAGGCTATTAGTAAAGTGTTCGTGAGCCTGTTGCTGGGCATGAGCATTAAACAGCCCCTGAATAGCAGTAGCGTGAACATGGTTAGCACCATCTGCGGCACGAGAAACCATGCCAGCGGCTTTACGACCTGCACCAGCAACAGCACCAGCCAAATAATTTCCAGAAGCCATTAGTCTCCCTTTCGATTCATGTCCGAAATCTTTTGTTCAATAGAACCAAAACGCAGATTTCCTTCATCAAGTCTCTCAATAATTTGTTTCTGTGTCTGCTCAACTCGATTTAAAGCATCTTTCATAGAAGAGCCGCCGTTACGCTTCAATTCGCCGTCCATACGATTTAAGCGCTCCATGACACCTGGCACGGCGGAACGACCAGGTGATGCGGGTTCTCCCGCCCAATCCCTCATAAACTTGTCCAATTCGTCCATAAAAGCGTGAACACGGTCACACAATGGTTTTAAAAGTTTCCATAAGATACCCACTGCACCTCCGACAGCAATAATGGCTGCGGACCATGTCAAAATTGTTTGGTCCAACATCAGTGACCTACTTTACTTCCGCCACCAAAACCTTCACCATTTTGGCGACCTGGACGCAAATAGTGAAAAATAGTTGAACGTTCATTTGATTTAGGGTATTTAACAGAAAAAGCCCCTGACGCCAATTCCCGTTGCAGCGAATTCACTGTACGGTTATTTGGTGTCAGGGGCTTTCTTGGAATCATTACTTTTTGTTCTGCTCGTCAAGCGCCTTTTGGACAGCCTGAGAAAACGCTGAAGTAATGTCAAGGTCGGTAACTTTACCAGTTGTAGCAATCGCAACGCCAAGAACTGTAGCAACAATAGCCACGGTGCTTGCCCAAGCAATAACGCCACCCATGACCCAGTTACCTCCAGGAATGGCAGAGCCAATACCCATACCGCCTGGAATTGTAACTAGACCTAGACCGAAACTACGCCAAATGATTTGCCAAATGAGATTCAATGTGGTTTTCATTGGAGACATAGCATTTCCTTTTTTAATTTCCTGCGATTGCCGCAGAAATTTACTCTGCTTTAACAGCAGTAGTTTTTACAGGAGCAGCGTGTGCGTCAGCAAGTGTAGCCAATGGCTTAACATCTGCAGGAGCAGATGCAACAGTTGGGGCACCAGTTGCTGAATGAACTTCACGCTGACCAGGGTGTACCTCTGGAACAACCGATGCTGGAGCACCAAACTCGACTAGTCGAGCAAAGCCAGCAACCCACTTAAGTGAAACAGTGTTAACTGTAACAATTCCAGGGATTACAGGTCCAGTATCAGCCGAAACATAAGTGACGGTGTTTTTCTTTACGTCAACAGACATAACCATACCAATGTGGTCGGTTTCTTTGTTTTTGCCAATCCATGCACCAGTTTCCCAGTCAAATAGAACAGCGTCGCCAGGAAGTACCTTTTTGATGTCCAAGTTCCAAACCTTGTTAGCAATAGCCAAATTTTTTACTGCCGTGCAAGACACCTGAACAGGACGTAGACCTGATGCGTACGAGAATCCTAGAGCACAGTCGTAAAAGCCGTGAACACGGTTAGGAAAGCCCTTTAGGGTACCGTTTAGCCACGGCAACTCTTCACGCTTCTTGCCCATAAATGACTTGAAGTGATTGATGATTGCGTGAGCATCATGTGGGTTTTGTTGAATAGCCATTATAAACTCCTTAAGTTCAAACTCTATTGTCGGTTATTTAATTTTAAATTTCTTGGTTAAGCGGCAGCAGTTCCGCCTTGGGACATGCCCTGTGTTGGTGCTGCATCGCTGGTATCAGCCCCTGAAGGACCGCCACCAACTTTCTCCATGTTCTCTTCTGATGGAGTTCCAACTGGTACACCTGTAGTTGTGCTCATGCCGCCATAGCCTGATTGTCCCGCAATCATGCCAGGATACTGTGTCCAAAATGCTCCATAGCCGTTGTAGCCCATAAGAGGGTCTCCTACACCAGCAAAACTGTACGCCCCTCTAGGACGAATACGACCTCTAGGTCCACCAAACATTCCCGTTTCCTGCTCAGGGAACGGCTGCGAAGCAGATAAAGGAGCAGTCATTTAGACTTGCGCCTGAGTTCCAATAGGACCAGAAGACGAACCCATACCGCTTTCGTTCTTTTCACCAATACCACCGCCAGTGGAAGCACCAGCACCTTCAAAGGTTTTATCTTGCGGACCCGCAACACCCTTGTCAGAGTATGCAGCATTTGCGTCACCGTGTTGGACGCCACTTAGAAAGTCTTCAATAGCCATACCCCAAGTATGACAAAAGGCTTGAACATTGTCTGCTCAAGCCTTTTGCCATTTATTCAGTTAGTTTTTATAAGCCTTGTAAACGTTACGTTACTCGTCCAATTTTGTTTTGCCCAAGCCCATACCTTAATACGCTGTGTGCGTACCCCTGGATGAGGAGCGTGAATCATGTACCCGTTACCGACATAGATACCGACATGTCCAGGAAACCCGATGATGTCACCAACTTTTGCTTTTGTTTGAGAATACTTGTGAGGTGTCCCACTGTATTTCTCTACATAGGCGCTGTGGTGCAGCGTGATTCCTAGTTGCTCGTAATACCACATAACAAGTCCCGAACAGTCCCACCCTTGTGGGGTGTTTCCTGAAAATACGTACCATGTTTTATTTACGTACTTGTTCAGTTCTTTAGTAACAGTTTTTACACGTTGAGCATAATGGAGGGCTACAAGCCCTTTCATGCTCAAGGGATTCCACAATCCCTGTTCCACCTTTGATGTGGTGGCTGTGGAGACGGTCTCCACTTTTATTGCAGCGGCTGCCTCAGAGGCAGAGCAACCTGCCAATGTAAATAGCAGGACTGCGATTGCAATGAACTTCTTCATTTAGCGACCTACCTTTCCTTGCGTTAGTAATCGGTCGTTTATTGTCAAAGTGACACTATTCAGTTGTAGTAAAACCCTAGCACAAATTGTGCCAAAGCCTACTTGTTACTATTTAACGACCAGAACCCCAGCCTGTGCCGTTAAATTTGACCGCACCAACACCAGGAATCTTCTTACATGCTTTGCCACATTTTGAGCAAAGCACTTCAGGAGAGTCCATCATTGGGTGGTCAACTTCTTGATTGATGTTACATTCAACGCATTTGTACGTGTATAGCGGCATGGTTAAACCATCTCTTCGACTTTAGATAAACCTGAACGGGTGAAAGTGCGTTTGCGGTGACAGTTAGAGCACACCAGTTCGCATTTAGCGATTTCGCTAAAGATTTTCCATCGTGCAGCACCGTTACGAATCATTTCGGAAACAGATTCAGTTTTTTTACCCACAACATGGTCGTAGTCCATCACATAGTGAGGGTAGCGCATGTCACAGTCGTGGCACGGGTTTTCTTCTTTAAGTTTACGCACATCGGCTTTGATTGAGTCCATGCGTTTGTTTTTTGCCAAACGCTGCTTCTCTGCGTTAACTTCACGGTTCTTATGGTACTGAATACGCCCATACTCCCGTTGACAGACTTTGCAGTAAGACTGCACCCTGTTTTTGGTTTTTTTGTTGAAGTCTTCTAGAGACTTTGTTTCGCCGCAGCGATTACATTTTTTCATAGTTTAAGCATACACGCTTCGAACCGCAAATACATACTCGGAGCCTCTAGAAAGAATCGAACTCTCATCTGCTGTTTACAAGACAGCCGTTCTAACCGTTGAACTATAAAGGCGTATACCCCCACGCATCCAGCCGAAACTGCCCGTGGGGGACTATTAACCACAGTTTACTTGATAGTAATAACCTTAGGTTTCTTTTCTTCAGGTAGTTCCTTGTTGAACTGGATGGTGAGCATACCGTCCTCAAGGTGGGCGTTAGTAACTTCCCAATACTCTGCCACAGCCAACTGCAACTTGAAATCACGAGTAGCGATACCCTGATAAACAACGTCACCAGTCTGCTTCTCTTCCTTCTTACCTTCGATTGTCAGGACGGAGTCCTGCACGGTTACGTTGATTTCTTTCTTAGAGAAACCCGCAATCGCCACATTCAGAAGGTTAATGTCATCCTTCAAGGCGACAATGTCATACGGAGGATAAGAGGGTTTGTTGTTGGTTACTTCCTTGAGAGTTTCAAGGAGCGGAGACCAGCCAATGGATAGGCGGTCTAGACGTGGGAACAAGTCAGCGATAGTCACTGGCTTAGGAATTGGTGGTAGTTCCCAATTCTTTTTCATGTTCTTATCCCAAGGGTCATGAGGGCTGCGCTCATAAGGACTTGGATAGTTATTGCTGTAATTCATGTTGTCTCCTTAGACGACAACTGTGCCTCAGTTATAGTTACTGCCCGAAGCACAGTATTTGATAAGACACCCGATTGGCGTGTCTAAGAAGATTATAGCAAACCTTTTTCTTGAAGTCTAGTGAAAAACCCCTCCCCTTCATCAGACTCTACTTCAGAGCGAGACGGAGAAAACCCTTTTGATTTTGCATAACGGATTAATCCTTCACCAATTCCTTTACCTGATTTATCTACTTCAATGTTGGCAACTTCATTACTAGGCATACCTTGATAGTCTGTAGTATCAGTATCCCCATGAAGTTCCAAAAATCCTACTTGGCTGCCTTCGTGGTGAGCAGTAAATAAATGATTGTTTTTTCCAGGTATGTAACTAGACGGTTGTTTACCTTTGTGCTCGTAAGTTACCCCGTGGAAGTCTGCATTATTTCTAGTCATTACAGACCCCTAGACTTTCGTATAGTCTTTTCGCATTTCGCACATTCAACCCACTGCATAGGGTAGGAGTACTCGTCCTCATCGAGGCGAGCAACAGGGTTGTCGTGCTCTGGGTAAACAGTGGCACCACACAATGCTTTTTCGCCCTCACCATTTGGTGCAGAGTTAGTATGTGCGTGCCAGGTGCCTGATTGAGTAGCAGCGGCATAAAATTTGTTTACACCGCCATTAAACTCTGCATTATTTCTAGTCATTAGTAATCTTCATTCATGCGCCAATGCATTACAGGCACAGTAGTATTTGGCAAAACTTTAGATAAAGCACGAACACGGTGATTACCGTCAATAATAACGTTTTTATTGCGGTAATACCCAATAGTGATAGGCATAGGGTGACCTTCAAACTTTGGAATAGTTTTAGGGTCTAAACCTTTAGCGTATTTCTTTTCCAAACCTGATTCGGCGTTTTCGTTATCAATTTCTTGAGGAGTACCTTCATGTTGTGCGGTTGCCAAAATTTCGGCAGGAGTCATCATGGTTATAGATTTGTGTTCTGGTACCCCACGGAAGTCAGCAGTATTTCTAGTCATGGTCATCGTCCCAAGAATACGAGCGACCATGCTTTTCGTTGAACTTATCAAACAAATGCTGTGCCGCAGGGTGAATAATTTCTCCCCAGTCAATGTTATGTCTGGGGAACTTTTGGTAAAAATGTGAGACTAGTTTTTCTGCATGTCCTTGACCCGAATGTGGGGAGCGTAAGTAGTCGATGTATGCTACTCCAACAGGGTCTGTATGGTACTCCAAAGAAGCGACATTTTTAGATTCAGAAGAATGGAGTCTCAAAATGCGAGCGTTTTCATAATCAGGGTTATCAAAGGACTCATCAGTAATGGTGTATCCCTGACCACCTTGGAAGTCTGCATTATTTCTAGCCATTATGCAAACACCGTCCATGGTGGGTCAATTTTACGGGTATGTACAATTTTAGGGAGTTGAGTTTCAGGGTCATACACAGTCTTATGAATGGCGTGAACGTGCACAATTCCTCCCCTTTTAACAGGGATTTCTTTTTCGTAATCTGCACCCAAATCATAATGCGCTAATTTTTCTGGGTCAGTTTCTCGTTGACCTTTAGGAAGAACCCCTTCTAAAACATGCCCAGTGTTTTCCTCATCCCCAAACATAATTTCATTATCATCTGGGTGCAATCCAACGCCAAACCTAGCCGCAATTTGTTTGCTAGTAGTCCAATGCACTCCAACGGGCTTATCAAGGTTAGGTTCGCTTTCAAGGTCGTAGGCGTTAAGTCCTCGGTATACTTTTGTCCCAATGTGTTTAGATTGAACACCTGCCTGAAATTCATTGTTTCTACCCACGACATTCCTCCTCTGGATGCCAATGGACTTCAGTATGACCATTTGGGTTTTGATAAAAGTGACCCACACGTTTGACGTCGCTGACCCTAACGTTGCCAGGAATGTACTGGTCACCAGTCAACTTGTGCGTTCTAAGCACTTCTGCTTTTTTTTGTGCAACTTGATAGATGTCATCACCGTAAAGTTTTCTTGGAGGGTTACCTACGAAAACCCCACGCTCGTCACCTAGTCGTTTCTTAGCGGCATCCGTCATCTCGGTAAACTTTTCGTAACCAGAGTTACCTATTAGTCCTCTAGTTTCAATAGAGGAACGGTTCATACGAGGACTGACGTGGAATAGCCCAGTGCTGAAATCTTCATGTTGAGGGCTTAGTCCTGCTTGTTTGGCATACTCCCACATGCCTTCTTCAACGCCTTTGCGTTTGAACCCAGTCATACCTCCTTGTTCGAAAGTATCTACGTTTAGAGTTCTACCGCCACCCTCATGCGGTGGGTTGAATGAAAACTTGCCGATACCGCCCACAACCCATGGGTGATGGGCAGTTACCATTGCAGAACCATCGTCAAACACTTTGTGGCTGTAATACACGTGTTTCATTAGTTCTTCTTTAGGTAACTTATTAGAGTAACCACCGTATTGCTGCGCCAACCGAGTAAGTTCGGCTTTATCATCTGGAGTAAGAGTTGGTCTATCTACCATTTAGTATCTCCTCGTCCTAGTAATGACGACAGCATCCTCTTCTGGGTCATACTCGTTCTCAGGAAGATGCCCACCAACACTTCTAGCCCAAGCGTCGCCCGCTTCGGTGCGCTCTTCACTGTGTTCAGGTGACGGAATGCTCCCGCCGCTCGCCGCAGCCAACTTCTGTGCAAACCGATACATGCCAGTTGCGACACCCTTGTTACGGTGCGCCATCTCGGTGTTGATGTGTCTGATGCGCCCAGACTCTTTATCCCAGTAAAGACTGCCTGCTTTTTGACCAGAAGAGTCTAGAGCAGTGACTTTGTGATACTCCCCACCAAGGAATGGTTCGCTAGGCGAATGCGTGAACGTATAACCGTGGAAATCTGCATTATTTCTAGTCATAGATTGACGCTCCGTCACAATGTTCTTCAGGGTGGAGATGCACTTCGGAACGACCAAGACGGTCATGAAATACGTGACCTACACGTTTGAAGTCGCTGGTTTTTATGTCCCTTGGGATTATCTTTGCGCCATACTCCATGTCATCTTCTAGAACAGGTTCGTTTTTTGCTACTTTGATTTCATAAATGTCATCACCATAGCCAAGACCCGTGCTAGGACCACTACCGACGTAAACGCCTTTAGGAGAACTATCCCACGGCTGATTGGCTTTTAAACCATTTTCTTCGATACTGCGTCGGTTCTGTTTCCATGAAGCGTGGTAAAAAGTATTGAAATCTACATTATTTCTAGCCATGGTAGTTCACTTCCTTTCCCGTATCGCCATTCATGGTGTAACCATACGATGGTACATTCAAAAGACCGTTACGCACAGCCTTTTTAGTGAACGCTTCACCTTCATCACTGACACTTCCTGGAACGTCAAGTATTTGCCCCCCATGCGCCCTTGCAGCCCCAAGTAGCGCAGACATTACGCCCATACGCTGATAGTTGGGGTGAACATCCATAGAAAGAACACCAGGGGCATCATCTGGGTCGTTGCTCCATTTAAGTTCCCCAATTGTTTTACCTGTGTCACGGTGTAGGGCTAAAGTTTTTAAGACGTTACGTTCTTTAGTTTTTTTGTGCACAATGTCGTAACCGTGAAAGTCAGCGTTGTTCCTAGCCATTAGTAACCCTCATTTTTTACTAAACATTTCTGAAAACTGTTTGCTAGTGTGAATACCTACAGGTCGAATAGCATGAGGTTTGTTCAACACTGCTTGTAGGCTTTCTGGTTTTCCCCAGTTGTGTAGTTGGTGTTCATCGGTAATAAAAGAATCAAAACCTGCAAATGGTGCAGCATGTCCTAAATCCCTAGAATCGTTGTTTTCTACACCACGACGTAACTTATTCAACTTCTCTAGAAGGTAACCCCCGTGGACGTCTGGAATCTTTCCTGCTACTACACGGTTTTTGATGTCTTCTTCACGTCCAGCCAAAGCCTTCATGATTATGTCTTGGTGGTTAGGGGTTACTACTCCATGGATTCTATCGGCATACACTAGAGGGTTTCTGCCAGTGAACTTAGACCGAAGCACAGAGCCGCCGCTTTTAGATTCTTCGTCACTTTGGTTTAGGTAGTAAGCAACGTCATCTGGGTGGGAAGCCATGTTAAACCCAGGACCGTATGTGCCACCATCGTTTTGACCAGGTTCGCTAAGTTCAGGCTGACGGATACCCTGATGGACGATGTCGCTTAGTTGATGTGTGCGACCAGCGTGATACCAATCAATGGATTTTGCATGAGCCAAAAAATCATCAATGTTTCTACCCATTAAAGTTACTTACGTGACTCGTGAACGCCTTGAGCCATGTGCTGCGAACGTCCATTAGCGCCACCAACGACACCTGTGATACTGCCCAATAGTACGTTTGCACCTGTTTTAGCCCAACTTGAGGTTGCGCTTGGGTCGATGGTTGCACCTGCGATTAGCCCTGTGGTGGCACCTATTGCTGCGTTGCCTAGTACGTTGCGTACTTTGCTAAACTTTTTGCTTGCCATAAGGTCTCCTTGCCCGCACAGCGGGGCGTTTATTTTTTGGGTGGGTTATTTTTTGTGGGTTTCGGTGTGTGAGTTGTAGCGGGCAATGTGTTTTGCTTTGTTGATGTTTGCGCCTTTGCCCATTGGGGATGGTTTTGGTCCTTTAGGTTTCTTTGGTAGGAGGGTGCCACGGTCTCCGTAACCGTTGGTGTCTCCGTCGCCGCCACCGTTGTTGATGTTGTATGGGTTTGGGAATTTGTGTGATGTGTAGATGGTTTGTGTGCCTACACGTTTGGCTGTTGCCGTGTAACCGCCACCGATTGGGGATGGTTTTGGTTTTGGTTTTTTGGCTGGGCTGCCTGGGTTGTATGGGTTGCCGTCTCTGCCGTTACCTTCGTATGGTGACGGGAACTGGTGTGGGTTCATGTTTGGCATTAGTCTTGGAACCTTTCTGATGCTGAACGGGTGATACCGTTTTCGTCAAATGCTTGTGGAAAGAACTGGCGTCCTAGGTAAGTGTTGGCTCGTTTTGCTGCTGCACGTGAGTTGCGGTCACGGGTTTGTGCGCCTCGGGCTGCTGCTGTTTCACGGTCTGGTTTGGCTACTACGGCTGGTCCTGCGGTGCGTGATGGGATTGGGGCTGCACCTGTTTGTGTTGGGATTGCTGCGTCTGCTTGGTGGTGGGTGTCTGTGGCTAGTGCATCGGTGTGCATTTGAGACTTTTCTAGCGGACCTAGGTCGAAGTCTAGTGACCCGTTGTAGTGGGTTGGTGTTGTTCCTTTGAAGAACACTGCTTGACCACATTTGGCGCACTTTGGTACGGCAGCCCATGCTGCTTGACGCATCGCTGGGTCTGGGTGCTTGTTGCGTCCCGTGAACAAACGTTCGTGTGTTCTGAGAGCAAAATTCGGGTCGGTTGCCATCGTGGTGACCTTTCAGTATGATGATTCTATTGTGAAGGGTTTTGGGTTAAAAATCTTTATAAACGATTGTTATCAATCTGTTATCAAAAACATTGCGTTCCTTGAACCGCATAGGGTAGATTTAAGTTATGGATAAAAACCTTAACTTATGCAAACCGCACAACTGGTTGTTCGACGAGTTCGAAGAGCCATGCCCGCTCTGTGAAGCCATTAAGACTGAACAAGAACGCATCCTTGCCCTACTCAACGCTTGGGTATACGACGACAACGGCGACTGGGACAAAATGATGCTCGCCATCAAGGGAGAGAACAAGTGAGCATACTAAATGAGCCAAGAAAACCTGATTGCGATGTTTGCGATTGGGCGACGTCCTCTTGGTGGGCACATGGATTGAACTTGTGCCAAGCGGATTTTGAACTTATTCGTAAAGTGGTCAAGACAGAGCAAGACCGCATTATCAAACTGCTAGAGGACGAAATCCAACGCCTAGTAGACATGGCTGGTCAGCGTGAAGGCGGACCTGCATGGCGTAGTGCTGGCATTGAGAACTGTGAACACCTTATCGCTCTTATCAAAGGAAAGAACAACTAATGGCTACATGGACAGACGACTACGGGCACCAACTAGAATTCGTTCACGAAGTAAACACCTGCCACGGACCACGATGCCCAATCCACAACCCCAGCGACCATGCCCTCCGAGACGCCAAACAACGCTGGAACATGGAAAAACGCATCATGGAACGGGTCTGCAAACACGAAATTGCCCACCCAGACCCAGACGACTACAAAGCCGCCGCAGTCACCCGACTACACGGATGCGACGGCTGTTGCACACCAGTCGTGGATTAGAACCATACGTCGCAGTTCGTTAAACGCCGTATAACGACGTCACACACCCGACAAAAAAGGCTACTGCCTCAACCCCAAAATCACACCCATGGGGATTACCTGTCCGTATCTGACCCACGCTTGCGGTAAAGGGGTCGATTTTTAGGGAAACGGATTGGCTATTTGGCTACTGCGCCACGGGGCTACACGGCACTAGGCGTATGGACAGACTAGGGACAGACCCCCCGTGTTGTTATCAACTATTTAGGGAAACGGATGCTCACCAATCCACCCCACCCTATGGTGTCGGAGTCAATCGAACGAAAGGACACTCACGATGAACCTTGATAACGCACTACTCAACGACCTAATCGTTGCCGAATCTGAATACCTTGGTCTTCCAATCCCGAAGGGATTGAACTTGAACACCATCCGTGCCAGAATCAACCGCCAATCCCGTCTCACCCCAACCGAATCCTTCGGATACTTGACGGGGTCTGAGCAGGAGCAGGAACGCTTGGATGCCCTATCCCTTGCCATCGCTTCTGTTATCCGTTCTCTCTTCACCAACAACTAACCATCGGTCTTGGGAGCAGGGGGCTTTGCCCCCTGTGACCCCCACCGATTAGGGAAACGGATTGTTACCAATCCAACCCACCCTTAGACGAACCACCGAACACCACTCAAAGGAGCATCGTGAAAGATGACATTTTACTTGACTTTACTATCCGCATCATCGTAGATGATGTCTCGCCAGACAACAAGCCACGCTCAGAGTTTAGAGCGTCTGTCTATGACGAAGAAGACCTGCTTTCTGACGGCTGGGGAGACACCATTGACTCAGCCATAAGCAACGCTATGGACAAATGGACAACCACCGAAGATTAGGGAAACGGAATCTCACCAATCCAACCCACCCAAAGATGAACCACCAACGAAGGAGCAACATGACCACCACAATAGGAATAGGGCAACACCTAGCCGATAGCCTTTGGCTATTGAACCGCAAGAACCGCCGAGAGAGCATCACCAAGTTGCTCGTTCAGCAGGAGCGCATCAAGGTCAAGATTGACCGACTCAACCGCTACTCAATCCTAGGGCAGGATTGCGTGGCAAGCGACAGCCAGAAGTTCGTCTTCGAGTGCTGGTGCGCCGAGTGTAAAGAGATTACCAACACCATCATCAAGTACGACCGACTACCTGATTGGTTGGCATAGCCAACCGATTAGGGAAACGGATTCCCACCAATCCAACCCACCCAAAGATGAACCACCCAACTGAAAGAGAGATACCATGTCACTAGATTGGAACGCAACCAAGGTTACAAACCTTGACGAACTCAACTCAACCGAAGAAGGCAAGTCAAAGACTATCAACCTTTGCTGGTTGCTCATGGCAACAGGCATCGGAAGAGTCACCGAAGCCAACTACATCGAAGTCTTCAACCGCATCAACATCTACGAACGAGTCAATGGAGCACTACTCTCATCCGTAAATGAAGATGACGAACTCGTCAAGCACTTTTACACCCTTGGAGACATCCGAGACCGCATCGGATACAGCACCAATGTCTCAACCGAGACATCGGCTCAATGGCTCAAGCGATTCTTTACCACCAAGGTAAAGGAGACCACTTGGAACGAGACCCAACGCTTGAAGGAGTTGCAGGGGGCGTAAGCCCCCTGTGACCCCCACCGATTAGGGAAACGGATTGCTACCAATCCAACCCACCCAACAATGCAACACCAACCACCAAGAAGGAGCAACACCATGGCAACAAAGAACACCACCATCAACCCATCGGTCAAGTCATACACCAACGACCTAATCATCGAAGGTCTCCGCAAGTTGGCACTCCAGCGAGACACTCTCCGTAAGTACGCTTCAGATGAAGAGTCTGACTCGTTCGATGAAGAGCGTGCCGAGCAGTACGCCGAAGACATCACCGCCATCCGTTCGGTGCTCGTCACCTTTGGAGACACCAAGCCACTCGTCTTGAAGTCAGAGCGCAAGGCTAAGGCTAAGAAGGGCAAGGCATCTATCAAGGTGACCAAGGCTAAGGCAACCAAGGTTGCCAAGCCAACCGCCAAGGCATCGGTCAAGGCGTAGCCACCACCACCTGAGTAGGTGGCTAAACTGCTCACTCCCAAGCCAGAAGGCGTAAGGGTTATGCGACCTGAGCAAGTCAGCCAAACTGCTCACCACATCCACACCACGAAGGAGACACCATGAACACGGACGAAGTCAAACTTGATTGGTCTGAAGAGAACATCACCATCGAATACCAAGATGGTAAGTACTACCTGAACCTGTACGCCAGAGACTCGGAGACGGGTGGCTGGGATGTCGTTCGTACCGATGAGCACCGCTCCATGTTCGATGCCCTGAAGGGCGCAGTTCAATGGGTCGAAGTGGAGCGAGAGCAGGAGCGCAAGTTTGATGCCATGTACGAAGAGCACCAGCGTTGGCTTGAACTGCAAGACCCCACCGAAGATTAGGGAAACGGATTCCCACCAATCCACCCCACCCTTAGACGAACCACCAACCACGAAGGAGCAACGCCATGGCTGTAACTGCACAGCAAGCCATCAAGAAGATGGCATCATCCATCAAGTTCCAAACTCATGGTCACCTAAGCGGTGGCTACGATTGGCACGATAACTACACCATCTATTCATACGACACCGCCATCGCTAGAGTATCTAAGCGAGGTCAAGTCTGGGTCACTACTCGTTGGTACTCAAGGACTACCAACAAGCACATCCGTTATGTTCTTCAAGCGTTCGACAGGGGTGTTGTTGTTTATGCATCGGACTACGAAGTAGCCAAGGGCACTACGAAGTGGCGTGACCTAGACGCTACACTACCAGCACCAGCACCAACTCCTGCACCAGCACCAGCACCGCTAACCCCGAAGGAGATAGACATTGTCTAAACTTTACACGATGACCCGTTACTACTACACACTCGATTGGCTCGACCAGAATCCTGCGGTCGTGTTCTCGTTCGACTCACACTACCGAAGCCAAGCCGATGCTATGGCTCGTGCGTTCTTCGGTGAAGGTGAGACCCCCATCTTCCACAGCCAAGAAGAACTTTAGGGAAACGGATTGCTACCAATCCAACCCACCCTTAGATGAACCGCCCAACCAAAGGAGACCTAATGGATTACATCCACGAAGCAGAGACCCTGCGAAACAACAACCCCGAGTGGAGCACCGACAACAACAACGCTTTGCAGAAGATTATGGTCGAAGTTGTCCGTGTCGGTAAAGGAGTATGGCTCGTCCGTCCCGATAAGGACGAGCGATTCTATGGCTACACCCCGAGCGTAGTAGATAACCTAATGTTCTTCTCGGCTGGTGGCTACGCTGGTGGCTTGTTCATCGAAGGAGACTTAGCCCGATTCATCTGCGAACTCACCAGCGAAGGCAAGCGACTACCTGCAACCGCCTAGCACACACACCCCCCCAAGAGTTTGTGTTGGGGCATCACACGAAGGGAACAACATGACCACCAAGTTTGGATGGTGTCTTACGGGACACCACGGACAATGCGCCACCACACTCACATCGAACGACCGCAAGTACGATTGCGGATGTTCATGCCATGCACACGACCCAGCAGATTAGGGAAACGGATTGCTACCAATCCAACCCACCCACTAGTGAGACACCAACGAAGGAGATACGATGGCTCGAATACCTACTCGTCAAGTAGTTCGCTTGAACGAGATACCGAACATGATTCAAGCGAGACTTGGGTTCTCGTCATGCAACAATACACTTGTCGGATTCACGGACAAGGATGGCGATTACATCGTCAAGTCTTACGGACAAGTCTTAGCGGTGTTCTCAACCGAAGGTGA